CCCTGATGCCGGAGAGCTTCGTCAATCAGGCGACAGGGCGATGTTCTGTAGAAGGGTCAAAATATTGGTTTAACTGCAATCCGGATGGACCGTATCACTGGTTCAAAGTAAACTGGATTGATAAATCAATCAGCTACCTTGGAAAAGAGCGTGTCCGGAAAATCCGGGAGGAAGCCGAAAAAGAAGGAAAAGCCCCGGGGTTAAAAAAAGTGCTGTATGTCCATTTTACGATGGACGATAATCTGAGCCTGTCAGAAAAGATAAAGGAACGATACCGAAGTGATTACAACGGGGTGTTCTTTAAGCGTTACATCCTCGGGCTGTGGGCGATGGCAGAAGGGATCATTTACGATATGTTTTCCGAAGAGAAACATGTAGTTGATTCTGATGAGGTAGCGGCGTCTTGGCAGCAGGATCACGGCGGCAGCTTCTGGGTGGGGGACAGTTATGTAAGCTGCGACTACGGAACCCAGAACCCGACGGCATTCCTGTTGTGGAGCAAAGGGGCGGACGGACGCTGGTACTGCCGGAGGGAGTATTATTATTCCGGAAGAGATAAGGGGCAGCAGAAAACGGATAAGGAGTTTTCGGAAGATATGACAAAATGGCTTTGCGGTGAAAAGATCAGGGCTGTAGTTCTCGATCCGGCGGCGGCAAGCTTTAAGGCGCAGCTGGAAAAAGACGGATATAAGGTAAAGAAAGCAAAGAATGATGTTTTGGATGGAATCCGGTTCGTGGCAACGCTGCTGAATCAGGGTTCCATTTTGATTGATATAGGATGTGTGAACCTGATCAAAGAATTTGGTTCATACATCTGGGACGAGAAGGCTGCGGAGCATGGGGAAGACAAGCCTGTGAAGATGCATGATCACGCGCTCGATGGACTACGCTATATGGCGTATACGATCATCCGCCGGCTGTCGGGCATTAGTGTTCTGAAATGAGGTGGGCAACATGGACATAGAAAATGTGAAAAAAATGATTAAAAAATATACGGCGTCCCATGCGTCATTTATCCAGCGGGCGGAGGAAGCACGTCGGTATTATGAAAATGAGACGGATATTTTGCAGGAACCATCCAAAAAAGAGAAGCGGAAAGCCGAAGGGGAGTCGGAAACGCCGCTGCGGAATGCGGATAACCGAATCCCGTTTAACTTCCACGGGCTGCTGGTAAATCAGAAAGCCTCGTACATGTTTACAGCGCCGCCTCTGTTTGATGTAGGAACGGATGGAGCGAATAAAGTGCTGCGATCGTTTCTTGGGGATAAGTACCCGAAAGTATGCAAGGACCTGTGTGTGGAGGCGTCAAATACGACTGTGGGATGGATCCACGTATGGAATGACAGGGAGAGCGGCGGTTATAATTACGCGGTCGTTCCATCCGATCAGATCATTCCTGTATGGGACAAGAGTCTGGAGAAAAAACTGCTGGGAGTCTTGCGTATCTACCATGATATCACGGAGGACGAGACGGAACTGGATGTGTATGAATACTGGAACGACCGGGTATGCGAGGCATATGCGGTGCAGGCGGGGAATACGATCGATGAGGGGCTGGAGCCTTACCGGATTTTTACAGTGATTGATACAGCAGGCAATATCGCGGAAGAAAGCAGTTTTGAACATGGCATCGGGGAGGTGCCGTTTTTTGCGTTTTCGAACAACAACATCGGGACAAACGACCTGAAAAACATCAAGCCGCTGATCGACACATACTGCAAAGTATTTTCGGGATTCGTAAATGATCTGGAAGATATTCAGGAGATCATTTTTGTGTTGACCAACTACGGGGGCGCTGATTTGAATGAGTTCCTTCGGGACATGAAAAATTATAAAACAATCAAGATTGATAATGATTCAGGGGACGACAAATCAGGGGTTTCGACGTTGACGATCGAGATTCCTGTGGAAGCACGGGAAAAAATGATGGAGGTTTCCAGAAAGTGTATTTTTGAGCAGGGCATGGGAATAGACCCGGACCCGCAGAATTTTGGAAATAGCTCCGGTGTGGCGTTGAATTTTTTGTACTCCCTGCTGGAGTTGAAAGCGGGGCTGATGGAAACAGAGTTCCGGCCGAGTTTCGGACGTTTTATCCGGTGTATCTGCCGCCTGCTGGGGGTATCGGTCAAAGAGGACACGATCACCCAGACATGGACAAGGACGTCTGTCAGAAATGAGCAGGAACTGGCTCAGATCGCATCACAGAGCAAAGGTGTGATCTCAGACGAAACGATCGTGCGGAATCATCCGTGGGTGGAGAATCCAGAGAAAGAGCTGGAGCAGCTTCAGGAGCAGGAAGAGGAACAGATGCAGAAGGCGGAAGGGTATCAGGAGGCCTTTTCCAAAAAGAATGTAGGTGGCAATGATGGCAAACAGCAGGGAATACTGGCAGAAAAGGATGCAGGTTCTTGAGGATGAGCAGTATCAGCACAGCAGGCAGTATTATGACGATATGCAGAAGCAGTTCCGCCGGGCGGCGGCGAATATTCGGAGGGACGTCGACCTGTGGTATGAACGGATGGCTGAAAATAATGACGTCAGCTATGCTGAAGCAAAGAGGCTGCTGAAAGCAGGGGAACTTGAAGAGTTTAAATGGTCCGTGGAAGATTACATCAAAGCGGGACGGGAAAATGCAATAGACGAGCGGTGGATGAAAGAACTTGAAAATGCCTCCGCTCGTTTTCATATTTCTTATCTGGAAGCGATGAAGCTGCAGATACAGCAGCATGCGGAAGTGCTCTCGGCACAGTTTGAAAAAAGCATGGGAGAGTATCTGCAGGAGGAATATGCAGGGCAGTTCTACCGCACGGCATTTGAAGTATCGAAAGGAACAGGCGTCGGCTTTAACCTCGCGCGGCTGGACGAACGGCGAATCGATATGCTGATTAAAAAGCCGTGGGCACAGGACGGCAGGATTTTTTCCGACCGGATATGGTCAAACAAGGAAAAGCTGATCGCAAACCTCCATACGGAACTTACCCAGTGCATTATCCGGGGAGAGTCGCCACGTCTTGCAGCGGAGCGTCTGGCGAAAAAGATGAATGTCAGCAAAGCGCAGGCAGGAACCCTGATCATGACGGAATCGGCGGCAATCGCTTCGGCGTCGCAGAGGGAGTGCTTTAAGGAGCTTGGTATGGGGCAGTATGAGTTTGATGCGACGCTGGACGGCTCAACCTGTAAAACCTGTCAGGGGATGGATACGAAGGTATTTCCGATGGCACAGTTTGAAGTGGGTGTGACAGCACCGCCGGTTCATCCGCGCTGCCGGTGCTGCGTTCTGCCGCATTTTGATGATTGGGAGGAATTTGGGATCAGTGTGGAGCGTGCAGCCAGAAATCCGGGAACGGATGAAACGGTGTATGTGGACGGGAAACTGAGTTATCCGGAGTGGAAAGAAAAATTCATTGATGGGGTTCAGAAAGAAACTGCAGATAATGAGAAACATAAGGCTGTGAAAATGGGAGCGGACAATGGACAGGAAATGGCAAGTTTGTTTGAAAAAAGCAAAGAATCAGCTATAATGAAGATAAAGTTCCCAGATGATATAACAAGTATTAAGGGGATAGATGACAATGTAAAAAAGAAAATGGACGACGCGATAAAGGAGATTGAAAAGGAATATGAGATACATATAGAATCCATAGAGTTGGAGGAAGCGGGAAAAGGCGATATTTTTATAGTAGGATGGCATGACGGGAAAATGTCTATGGTAGTAAACAGGAATGCTGATTTTGAAAAAATCTTGAATCAGATACCGAAACGGTATGAAAATGGATTTTTCGCAGGAAAAACGCTTGAAGACTATCTTGCCCATGAAATGTTTCATGTTATGATGTATCAGGACTGCAAAAATGAATTTGAGTATCGCGCAAAATTTTCTCAGATTGAATCTTTGTATGAAAATCTGAAAGGTATATCAAAGTATACAGATAAAAGCAAATCTGGAAACGAAGCGCTGGCAGAGGCATTTGTGCGCATGCGCAATGGCGAGAATGTTCCGGCCATAGCAAAGATATTGGTGGAATCGTATGTGGGGAGGTGGAAGAGATGAGCATGAGATTACCTATTTGCGATTTTTGTAAGCATTTAAAAAGTGATGCAGAGTCCTATAAATGTACTGCATTTCCAGAGGGAATACCGGATGAGAATATCCGGCTTAAAGACGATGGAAAGGAATGTGCGGAGGGTATTTATTTTGAACCGGAGAATCCGGAAGACTGGGAAAATGAATTTGTCCCAAAGCCGGGCGGAATGCTGGAAAAAATGGGGAAGAACATAATTTAAAGCGTAAAAAGGCACTCAGAAGTTTGATCAGTCCTTTGTCAAGTAGACAAGGGACTGATCAGTTTCCGGGTGTTTTTCTTTTCGCCTTTTTTGGTATCCCAGGCGGAAAAGAGGGAGACATCACCGGACACGACCGGGAAAACAAGTGAAGATGAATCGAAAGGAGCATGACATGAAGAAAGAGGATCTTGTATCAAAGGGACTGACAGAAGAGCACGCGCAGATCGCGGTTGATCTGTGGAATGAGGCGATGAAGGGGTTTGTCCCGAAGGAGCGGCTGGATGAGGTAAGCGGTAAGTTGAAAGAAGCAAATACTACGATCGAGACGCTTAAAAAGGATAATCAGGATAACGCCGAACTGCAGAAGCAGGTCAATACCTACAAGGATAAGGTAACTGCACTGGAAACGGCAGCGGCAAATTCCAAAAAGGAATATGCCCTGAAAGAGAAGCTGGCGGCAGCAGGCGTGCTGGATGCTGATTATCTGATCTATAAGCGGGGCGGGGTGGATAAGTTCACGTTCGACAAGGAGGGCGTCCCGGTCGGGCTGGACGATATTTTGAAGCCGATGAAGGAGGCTTCGCCCCATTTGTTTAAGGCGGATCCCGGCGCGTTTTACAAGCCGAACGGAGGCGGGAACCCTCCGGCGGCAAATCCGTGGAAGGCGGAAACGTATAACCTCACGGAGCAGGGACGCATTTACAAAGAAAACCCTGCGATGGCAAAGCAGCTCGCTTCTGCTGCAGGGGCAACAATCTGAGAAAGGAAGAGGTAAAAAAACATGGCAGGAACAACTTTACAGGACGTTATCGTCCCCGAGCTTTTTAAC